TGGTGCTTTAGACAGAATATCAGCAGCAATGCCTTCAGCAGCAGATATTGCATCAGGGATTAATCAAGGTGTTGATGCATTATTTGACGTAGCCGGAATGGAAGATGCAAAAACTGCTAACGCAAGCAGAGATATTGAACGCAATAATTTGTTAGAAGGAATGAATTCAAATCTTGGACAGTTAGGCGAAGACATTATTGTATCAGATACAGAAAGAGCAAATGCAACAGATGCTACTATAAATGATACAGCTGAACAAGTAAGAACACGTATACAAGAATCAGAAGATAAAGTCACGACTACACAACAAAGACTAGAAGAAGCACAAGCAAGAATAGCTGATTTAACTAGTCAAGGATTTCAAGCAATGGATCCTCCAATACAAGCAGCAGCCGAAGCAGCAGAAGCAGCAAGGATAGCAGCAGAAGCTGCCGAAGCGCAAGCAAGTGCTGTGCGAGCTAGTGTAAGATCAGGACACGGCGGAAAATTATTCAGTGGAGGCAGAGCCAAAGGTGGCGGCATTGGTGCTAATGAATTTGCTATGGTAGGCGAAGCTGGACCTGAGTTTATTAGTGGACCAGCAAATGTTATGAGTGCTAACACCAGTATGGGTGTTATGCAAACACTTATGAAAAGTATTAAATCTTTGGATAGCAATGTTCAAGAAGTGCAATCAAACGTGGCAAATGAGATAAGTACTAGTAGTGCAGCACAAAGCCAGTCTATGAACGGTGAAAAATTGGATACTATGATAAATTTGCTTGGGCAATTAATTACAGTGGAAAATATGGCTGTTGGCACACAAAGAAAAACAATGAAAGCGACAAAAGGCCTATCAGGCAACATGTTGAGAGGTGTATAAATGAGTTGGAAAAAATACTTTACCCCAGTTCCAACTGCGGATAATAGAAGTGGTAGTTATTCACCATTTAGTTTAAAAGGCAACAACGGCGTAGGTCCTGCGGCTGCAAACTATTCATCTCATTTACCAGATGTGTATGTTGGCTCTCCTAATCGAATTGAACGTTATAATCAATATAATACTATGGATAGCGATAGTGAAGTAAATGCTGCACTTGATATCCTTGCAGAATTTTGTAGTCAAAAGAACAAACAGAACGATACACATTTTAATATAGATTTCAAAGGCTCGCCGACAAACAGTGAAGTACAGGTTATTGGGCAGTACTTACAGCAGTGGTGTAAATTAAATCAGTTTGAAACACGTATGTTTCGAACAGTGCGTAATGCATTTAAATATGGCGACCAATTTTTTATTAGAGATCCTGAAACACAAAAACTTTTTCATGTTGATCCTAGTCAAGTCACAAAAATTATTGTAAATGAAAGCGAAGGTAAAAAGCCTGAGCAATATGTTGTAAAGAATATAAACTTTTCTTTTGAATCATTGCAAGCAACACCTCTTAATACTACAAATAGTTATGGACCAGGCGGTACCAACGGTTATCAAACAGTCAAACAACAAGGTGGTACAGGAAACAACCATACACCTAGTGGCAATACTAATAGATTTTCACAAGAGCATGACGAAACTTATGTAGATGCAAATCATATGTTGCATCTGAGTATGAGTGAAGGCCTTGATCAAAACTATCCGTTTGGTAATAGTTTACTTGAAAGTATTTTCAAAGTATACAAACAAAAAGAATTACTCGAAGATGCTATTATCATCTATCGAGTACAACGTGCGCCAGAGCGCAGAGTATTCTACGTTGATGTGGGCAACATGCCTTCACACCTTGCTATGCAATTTGTGGAACGTGTTAAAACGGAAATACATCAAAGACGGATCCCATCCAAGACAGGAGGAGGAGCGAATGTTATAGACTCGTCATACAATCCTCTGTCAATCAACGAAGATTACTTTTTTCCACAAACTGCTGAAGGACGTGGTTCAAAAGTTGAAACACTACCAGGCGGTACTAACCTAGGCGAGATTGATGACCTTAGATATTTTACTAATAAGCTCGTACGTGGCTTACGAATTCCTAGCAGCTACTTACCTACAGGAGCCGATGACGGTGCAAGTCAATACAATGACGGACGAGTGGGTACCGCATATATACAAGAACTAAGATTTAACAAGTATTGCGAACGTTTGCAAAACATGATTGAAGAAAATTTTAATAAAGAATTTAAACTTTTCTTAAGTTCAAAAGGTGCAAACATTGACTATAGCATGTTTGACTTAAAGCTAACACCTCCGCAGAACTTTGCAGCATACAGACAAGCAGAACTTGATAATAATAGAATTAGTACATTCACAGGAATGGCAGCTATACCGTATATCTCAAACAGATTTGCACTCAAACGTTTCTTAGGATTGAGCGACGAAGAGATTGCCGAGAACGAACGTCTATGGCAAGAAGAAAATGATGAAAATCTAACAGACTTAGTGACAGATGACATGGCAGGTGAAATGCGTGGTGCTGGACTAAGTGGAGCAGACCTTGCAGGCGACTTAGGCGGATTAGAAGACGACCTTGGCGGCGACTTAGGTGGTATTGATGGTGGCGATGCCGAAGGTGTTGATACAAATACAGAAACAGATTTAGGCGGTGGAGATATTGGTGGCGACCAAACGGCGCAAACGATATAAATACATTATGATACTTAGAGAACTATATTATTTTAACAAAGAAACAATGGAACCGGAAGAAGACGAAACATTTGATTCTTCTGAAGATAAAAGTGTGATCAAAGTTGATGATGCACGTAAAAGTCGTCTAAGTCTCAAGGATATTAATCGTGCTCGCAGAGCAAGTGATAGCCACCGAGATCAAAAAGCAAAAGATCTAAACTACATTAGACAAATGTACGGATTAGCAGCACAGGCAGCCGCTGGTGGAATTTAATGGCCAGCAAAACAGCGTTTGTATTAGGCAATGGCACTAGCCGCAAAGAAGTAAATCATCACAATTTAAAAAAATACGGTACAGTTTATGGGTGCAATGCACTATTTAGAGAGTATGCTCCTGATCATTTAGTATGTGTTGATACCAAGATGGTGACTGAGATAAGCACTGCACAGTATCAAACCAAGCATAATGTTTGGAGTAATAGAAATAAACTAACCGAGCGTACACCTGGAATTAATATTATAGATCCAAACAAAGGTTGGAGCAGTGGACCTACTGCATTATTACTAGCTAGTCAACACGGTCACAGAGCAATATACATATTAGGATTTGATTACAAAGGCTTGGGAAAACAAAACGAACTAGTAAACAACATATATGCAGGTACCACTAACTATAAAGGTGTAAACGATAGAGCAACCTATTATGGAAATTGGCAAAGACAAACTATGATGTGTATAAATCAGTTTCCAAAGACTAAATACTACCGAATAACAATATCTGCAAGTGATTATATTCCTGATCATCTTAAAGATTTAACTAATTTATCGCATATCACAGTGGATGATTTTGCGAAAACCTTCCAATAATCATAAAATGGGTCGTTTTGACCCCATTATACACTAATATTTGTAAAAGAGTGTAAATATAATAGACAGCCTTGACAATAAAGGAGAATGACATGACTGATCGCAACAAGTTTGAAGAAATGCTTGAGCGTCTTGTAAACGAAGACAAAGAAGGTGCAGAAGCACTGTTCCACGAAATTGTAGTGGAAAAATCAAGAGATATTTATGAAGGTCTACTTGAAGACGAAGAAGTAGAAGAAACAACTGATGAAGAAGTTGATGAAGCTACTGACGAAGAAGTAGATGAATCAGAAGAAGACCTAGACGAGTCAGATGACGAAGATCTAGACGAAGCTGACGAAGAGTTAGACGAAGCAGACGAAGAAGTTGACGAAAACTTTTTTGACGTAGCAGAAGCTGACCCAGTAGACGACATGATGGGTGACATCGAAGAGCCAGCAATGGGCGGTGACATGGACATGGAACCAGAAATGGGCGACGATGACATGGGCATGGGCGACGAAGACGGAGACGTTGAAGATCGTGTAGCAGACCTAGAAGACGAACTAGAATCACTAAAAGCAGAATTCGAAGCAATGATGGGCGACGAAGAAGGCGAAGGTGAAGACGACGGTGAAGATGCAGGCGATATGGACATGGAAATGCCAATGGACATGGATGCAGAAGCTGGCGACGACGAAGACGAAATGGAAGCGTTTGAAGCAACTGACGAAGAAGCAGCAGAAGAAGTTGAAGAATCAGCTAAATCAGCAACAGAAATCATGCGTGAATACACTGACAAAGTGTCAGCAACAATGGGCGACAACGGCGCAAACGCCAAGTCAACTGTAGCTGGTAAGAACGATATGGGCGGAACAACTGCTAACATCGCAAAAGGCGATACAGAAGCAGGCGTAGAAGCTAACAAAGGCAACCTTAAAGGTTCTGCTCTAAGTGATCAGAATGCTAAGGACATGAATACCAAGAACGTTAACGTTCCTGGTGCAAAAGGTGCAACCAAAATGGCAAGCACCAAAGGCCACGGCGCTGAGAAAAAAGGCGCAGGTGAGACTGCTGACAAAGGTGCAGGAAGCCCATTAAACGGCGCACCTAAGAGAGCAAAGTAAGGACTGAAGAATGAAACTACTAGCTGAACATCTAAGCTTCGATGCTGCTAAAATGGTTGTTGAGTCTGCCAACGATGGTAAGGACCTTTATATGAAGGGAATTATGATCCAAGGCGGAGTACGCAACGCTAACCAGCGTGTATATCCCGTTAATGAAATTGGCAGGGCTGTCACCACACTCAGCGAACAGATTAGTGGCGGCTACTCAGTGTTAGGCGAAGTAGATCATCCAGATGGACTTAATATCAACCTAGACCGTGTATCTCACATGATAAGTGAATGTTGGATGGACGGAGCAAATGGTTATGGTAAACTAAAAATACTACCAACTCCGATGGGACAACTAGTAAAAACAATGCTTGAAAGCGGCGTTAAACTAGGAGTTTCATCGAGAGGTAGTGGCAACGTAAGCGAAAGCGGTAATGGTGAAGTTTCAGATTTTGAAATTATTACTGTAGACGTTGTGGCGCAACCAAGTGCGCCAGGCGCATACCCAACACCGATATACGAACATCTTATGAATAGCAGAGGCGGTTATAGGGCGTTCCAAACATCAAGGGAAGTACAAGGCGATAAACAGGCACAAAAATACTTAAAAGAGAGCTTATTAGATGTAATAAGCAAACTCCGCTAACTAGGAGAGGATATAAAATGTTAGATGCACTAAAATCACTCTTTGAAAATTCAGCACTATCAGAAGAAGTGCGCTCAGAACTAGAAGAAGCATGGAACGCAAAAATTAAAGAAAACCGTTTGCAAGCGACTGCGGAATTACGTGAAGAATTTGCTAAAAAGTATGAACATGATAAGTCAACAATGGTGGAAGCCATTGATGCTATGATGACAGAAAAACTTAGCGAAGAAATTGCAGAATTCCAAGAAGATCGTAAGCAGTTATCTGAAGCAAAAGCAAAATTTGCTATTGCACAGCGTAAAAATGCCAATCTAATGAAATCATTTGTTAGTGAACAACTAGCAGTTGAAATCAAAGAATTACATTCCGATCAAAAAGCAATGGCTGACAAGTTCGTTGCTCTAGAAGAGTTTGTAGTAGAGTCACTTGCTAAAGAATTAGCAGAATTTTACGAAGACAAAAAAGATCTTGCCGAAACAAAAGTACGTTTAGTACGTGAAGGCAAAGCTCACGTCAATAAAGTCAAAAGAGACTTTGTTGAAAAAAGTGCAAAATTGGTATCAGAAACAGTGTCAAAAGGTCTCAAAAAAGAGATTGCAGCACTTAAAGAAGATATTGATCAAGCACGAGAAAATGATTTTGGTCGTAAATTATTCGAGGCATTTGCAAACGAATATAGTCACTCATATCTAAACGAGAAGAGTGAAACTTCTAAGTTAATGAAAGTTGTTGGTACTAAAGACAAACAACTAGCAGAAGCTAAAGAAGCAGCGGCTAAAGCAATTAAACTTGCAGAAGCACAATCACATCAAAATAAATTGATGAACGAAAGTGTAAAACGCAAAGACACAATTAACGGAATGATTGCGCCACTAAGCAAAGATCACCGTGAAATTATGATAGACTTACTGGAATCAGTTCAAACTGCAAAACTACGTTCTGCGTTTGACAAGTACCTACCGGCAGTTATTGACGGCAATACTCCAGCGAAGAAGAAGGCAGTACTAGCAGAGGCAACAGAAGTAACAGGCAACAGAACCCAAACAAATGACATCAAAGCAGACGCAGACCACAATGTGGTTGATCTAAAACGTCTTGCAGGATTATAATAAGGAGAAACCAATGTCAGAACTATTAGAAAGTCGCTGGCACGATACAAAAAGCGCACTTCTTGAAGGCCTTCAAGGCAATAAGAAAGCAGTAATGGCTTCAACGCTAGAAAATACCCGTAGGTATTTGGCTGAAACTGCAACTGCTGGTGCTACATCTGCCGGTAACATCGCCACCCTAAACCGCGTCATCCTACCAGTGATCAGACGTGTTATGCCAACCGTTATTGCTAACGAGTTAGTTGGTGTACAACCAATGACTGGTCCAGTTGGTCAGATTCACACTCTACGTGTTCGCTATAGCGATACAGCGGGTACAGGTGCATCAGGCGCAACAGCTGGTGAAGAAGCACTATCACCATTTAAAATTGCCGAAGCATATTCAGGTAATACAACTAGTGCAAAAGCTGACTCTACAGCAGCACTTGAAGGTGAAGCTGGAAACAGACTAAGCATTCAAATCTTGAAGCAAACTGTTGAAGCGAAAACTCGTAAGTTGAGTGCTCGTTGGACATTTGAATCTGCTCAAGATGCTCAGTCACAACACGGTATTGACGTAGAAGCAGAAATTATGGCTGCTCTTGCTCAAGAAATTACTGCTGAAATCGACCAAGAAGTACTATCAAGTCTAAGTAGCTTGGCTGGTACAGGTACAGATACATATGACCAAGCAGCAGTATCAGGTACAGCAACATTTGTTGGTGACGAACATGCAGCACTTGCAGTTCTGATCAACCGTGCTGCAAACCGCATTGCACAACGTACACGTAGAGGCGCAGGAAACTGGGCTGTTGTATCACCAGCTGTATTAACAATTCTACAGTCTGCTACAACTTCAGCATTTGCACGTACTACAGAAGGTACATTTGAAGCACCAACAAACACAAAAATGGTTGGTACATTAAACAACGCAATGAAAATCTACGTAAACACATATGCATCAGATGATGATGTATTAGTTGGATACAAAGGTACTAGTGAATCAGACGCAGCAGCGTTCTATTGCCCATACATCCCACTAATGAGTTCAGGTGTTGTCCTAGATCCAGGCACATTCGAGCCAACAGTTTCGTTCATGACACGTTATGGATATGTTGAGCTATCGAATACTGCTTCGTCGCTAGGCAATGCAGCTGATTACTTAGAAGAAGTACAAGTTACAACTGGCAACCTAAGCTTCACATAAGTTAATTTAACAATTAACAAAATAGGCCCTACGGGGCCTATTTTTATGATAACTAATTGTATGGATATTAGTGTAGAAAAAACTCCTAAACAAAAATTAAGTCAATACGCAATTGATACTGCTTCGAGTGTAAGCATTACTCATTTGCCTAAAACTGATCTTAGCATTGTTAAGGACGCAGCTATTAGATTAAATGACCAAGCAGGTGCTGCTAAGGCAGTTGCACATATTGGCGCACGTAATTTACAAAGTGAAAGTGAATTACACGAAAACTGTATTGCAATGCGTAAAGCAGGAGTTGATAAAGTTTTGATTATAGGCGGCAGCACATATCAAGGTAAAGTTTATCAAACAGCATACGATGTTAAAACGCATATTGAAGATTACGGTTTTGATATGTATTGCGGAGTATATCCCCAAAGTGAAGAGTATGCAGTAGCAGAACACACAAAGTATATGCACTTCAAAGGTGGAATAAGTCAATTGTGTCTAAACCCTAGATTACTTAATACTTGGGAAAGGAAAACACGAGTTGGCGTAGCTACTAATTGTACATTAGAAGGACTTTGGAAATATGCTAAACTCTGCGGACTAACTGATAGCATATCTTATGCTGTTGGTAATTTACGTGGATTAAGTTATCTAACCTCAAAAGGATTTAATACTGTAAAGTTTGTTAATGATCTAAGAGACATGCCTGTACATTTATATAACTTTGGAAAGTTAGATCAAACACTGTTGCAATTGGAGATGAAATAATGATAGTACAAGGACAAGTTTTTAAATTTGTTGGGATTATGGGCTTAATACGTCCAGACGAAATGGGACAAAATAGAGTTGATGTTTTGTTTAAAAAGCGAGAATACAATCTTAAAATTGGAGACAGAGTTGAATTCGAACCAGTATTAAAAAATGGCAGAAAACATGCAGAAAATCTAAAAAAAGTAGAAAAAATTGGTTGACTTCTATTTGATAGTTTGTTATATTAAGTACATAAGCTAGACGACGGTTTAGATTAGATAGTGCAAGGAACGGTGTTGCGTAGTGACACAACTTGGCTAGTAGCTGTAGTGGCAACATATGATTGTAGAGATACAAAGATATGTTTTTGGAAGTAAC